AAAGGACAGGAGCAGGCTGATCTAGGTGATATCCCCTTCGATACCGGTCCCGTCACCGCTCCTATAGATGAAGCCGAAATAGAACCAGTTCAGGTTCCGACTGATGAGAGGGGGCAGGAGGCGGTCACAATTCCCCAAATACAGGAGGTTGAGGCCGATCTAGCCCAGGCCCAGCAAGTTGCTCAGCAGGACCTTGCCCTCTTATCTGAGTCGGAGCTTCAAGACCTACACAGGACGCTTAGTGATGAGCATGAAGCCGCGACTGATGAAGAAGTCTGGGCTCCCCTAGAGGATCGCATAGATGAGGTCACTAAGGAGTTCCAAAAGAAGAAGGCCGCCCGCCTAGACCCGCAAGAAGCTCTGTACGAAAATATGTCCCATGAGGACCTGAGTAAGCTATGGGATAGTGTTGAAGTGGAGTATGATGCGCTCCCGGAAGGGGACACAGAGGGCCGAGGACTACTTGCCCAAAAGATGAGGGACATCAATGTCCAACTAAAAGCGAAGAGTCTGGCCCAGGCAGAAACGCCCTCTGCCCCCCAAGCCAGTCCTGGATTAGCCGAGGACCTGCGGCAGTTGCCCGCGCTGGGTGCCGCCATGCCTATTCCAGGTGTGCCCGACCCATCAGTGGAGGTCAATCTTCCTAAGGTAGAGGGAGCCGAGGTAAGTGATGGCACCACACAACACCTAACTCCTCAAGAGGGTATTGAGGCTGGAATTCTACCTCGCAATGCCCTCATCATGGATGAGTATCTTCAGCGGCTGTATCCCAATACCGCTGTAGATAATGAACGCTTCATGGATGAGTTCTATCCTTGGTTTCTTAGGAATGAGCACAGACTTTCAGCAGGAGCTAAGCAAGCAGTAGCCTTATCTGTTAGAGACAGAGGCTTAGCTATGCGGGCTGTCCTGTCTAAGCAGGCTGTCAATGCCGGGACCGAGCCTGAAAGTAAGGCCCTAGAATTTCCCCTGAACTTTGCCGACGCTGCCACCATTGAGATGGTTGACGCTGGGCGTCCAGGTTATAGAGCACCTGCCGCAGGCGAGGGGTTTGAGATGGTATGGTCAGCAGGCCCTGCCAGTGAGGGGCGCACTCTCACTGAAGCAGAATACATAGCTGCTAAGCTGAAGGAACGAGGACCGGGCTCTCCAACAACTCCTAAGAAGCCCCTACCTGAAGCAGCTACGCCTTCTAAGAGTGCTCAAAAGTATGAGAGGTGGGGCCAAAAGTCCAGAATACCCGCTCATCAAGAGAAGATTGAAAAGCTGGAGAACGCCTTCGACCAAGTGAGGGCGTGGCTAGACACTATCGGCCTTAAGGACGTTACACTGGCTATGCCGTGGGAACTCCTTGACCCTAACTTCAATACCGATCCCAACTCCCGGATCATGGGTAACTGGACACGCGGCCTGATTGAGATTGCTATGAACAATCCAAACCGGCTGGGCACCGCTAAGCACGAAGTCATTCACGCCATGAAAGAGATGGGACTGTTCACCAAGACTGAGTGGCTGACCCTGAAGCGTATGTCTAAGGGCTGGCGTAAGCTGTATGACATTGACGCTCTGTATGCTGAGGACAACCTCACTAACGAGCAGCTGAACGAAGAAGCTATCGCTGTTGCCTTTGAGAACTGGACCGGCTCACCCTCCTCCCTCCCCTCGAAATCGCCTGTCCATGGCCTCTTCCAACGCATCAAGGACTTCCTACAGAACATACTAGAGGCCGTAACCAATCAGGGGTTCGATACCGCCGAGGACATCTTTGGTCGGATTGAGTCAGGCCTAGTGGGTATGCGGCCCCGATTGACCAAGGAGAAGTTAGAACTCCCAGGAGAGAAGTGGAGCATTGGAGAGCCAGGAACCCCCGAAAGACTTAAGAAGCTGGGCAACTGGTTCGGCGCAAGTATTGTGCGAACTATCGGTGGGTATCCCATGGTCATGTTCCACGGTACCTTTGATCCTGCTAGCTGGGGGCCCCTTGGAAGTGTCATCAGATTTAACAGAGGACCTGAGCTAGGTGTTCACTTTGGTACATCTGATCATGCTAACAAGATTCAGGGTGGGTCTGTCTTAGAGAGCGCGGCTAGGCGGGATGTGCGGAGAGACATGGAAGAGGCCATGGGCCTGGAATCCATAGCCGCCGCGCTGGATACAGATATTATAACCCCAGAAACTGTAGCCATCAACAAGTTTTTCAACAAGCGTGTAGATGAATATATAGCAGCAAGACAGGGATTCAACATCTTTCCTGTTTTCTTGCATATTAAAAATCCCTTACGCATGCCGGATATGAATAAGTGGAACCCATCCCAGATAGTCAAGTTGTTGACCGAGGGTTTCCATACAGAGGAGATGACTGTACTCAGGTTAGAGTTGTCTCGGAAGATAACTAAGAACAATCCTAAGTTAGATGAAGCCGAGGTGGAGGCGTTGGTTGAGCAGGCCATGGCTGATGTCATTCCTGTCTTCAGTGCAGAAGAAGGGGCAGTTATACTCAGTAAGCTGAGGGGAGACAAAACCCAGGCTCAACGAAACAACATCATCCGGTCTCACTTAAAAGCTAAGGGGTACGATGGGTTTATATACAAGAACACCATTGAGGTAGAGACCAGTGAGAGGCTCCAACAGTTCCATAACTCCTACATGGTTTTTGATCCATGGCAGGTTAAGTCAATATACAATGCCGATTTCGGAGCCATCAATGATGCTATGCATTCGCGCTCCCGTATCTCGGAAAATGTTCACAACGATGCGCCGCCAATTGATAGACACTGGGCGGTCCAATACTTAACGGATGCCCTTGGTAAACTGCACACCCGTGTTTCAGGAGACAAGGAATTAGATGATGCCGCCAAGATTACTGGCGTGGATAACTTCACTTGGTTCAATAGCATCATGAACACCTCCCGACACTTAGCTGACAAGCATCCAGGGTTCGCTAAGTTCTGGGCCTTGATTGATCGCATCCGAAAGGATACACAGAAAACTACGGAAGGCCTCCTAAAATACTTAACGGACATTTCTGCAATTAAAACTGATGATACGCAGTGGTTGAGCTTAACACGGGCTATTGAAGCTGCCCTGTTGCAGGGTAAGCGGTATAGGCCCCAGGCTTTTGGTCAGTATGCAGACTACGATACTGAAATAGCTAAGGCCAGAGAAAAGGACGGCCCCGAGGCACAACTATCCGAGGACTATTGGAAGGGCGCTACCATAGAGATTGTCAACTCTCAGATAGAAGTAGATGGCGTTATGGTAGATGCTGTAGGCCGAGGTAAGGGCAGCACGTTGGTGGGTGGAGAGACTATCCTCCTCGCCGGTCCCGAAGCCAGAGCCTATGTTCAAATGCAGGAAATGTATCTACATCTGATTGATAAGGTTAGGACAGGCAGCCTTATCCAGTCAGAAGACATACTCAACCAAGCTCTGAGTTTCATTCCAAAGGGTACCAGTACCTTTGACGGCATCCCCGTTCGAGAGTTGGAGGGTGAGCAAACAGCTCAATTGGTTGATAAGTTTGGTGAGCAGAATATGGACACAGCTGGCACCGATGTGGAACTGGCTAACATACAAAGTCAGCTGCAAACCCTATGGAATATGGCTGCCCTCAACTTAAGCATTAAGCCTTCAGAGCATGCGTGGATTAAGTTAGAGACTAAGTATATGGGTGATCCTGATTTAAGAGAGCTGGCATTTAAGTATGGTTGGCTTACAGCCACTGCCAACACAGCCCATCGGGATATGCCTATCTATAAATTCTCCACCAAAGTAGAAAGACTGGTAGAGGGACTGGGGGAACGTAAGACACTGTCAGATAAACCCCGACCTACTGAGAACTATGCCGCCCAGGTACTCTTCGATAATGAACGCGCCCTGCAACAGTCCTTCTTAGACCTAATTCTTAAGTCAGATGAAGAGATGATTGCAGCTAGGCATGCAGCTATTGCAGGCGGTGTCCAAATTCCCACTGGTCAGTTTAGTTCTAAGGATAGGGCAAGGTTCACAGATTTAACCGAGACTCTAGAGAATATGAAGCGCATCAACAGACAAATGGAACAGATTGAGAACTTCAAAAAGAAAGACTTCATGAATGTTATTCGTGAGGGTAGCCATTATGTAGGAGTATGGAGTAAAAAGGTATGGAATCAAACCTCCGGCCAGGAAGGTCCCTCCCCTAACTCAGCCATAGAATACCAACAGATAAAATTTAAACTGTTTGATATAACCCAGAAGCAGAAAGAGCGTATCGTTCGTCAGAAAATGATGGAGCTACGCGAAAAATATCCAGAAGAGGAATTTGAAATTAAGGCAGGATCGTCAGATCGTGATGCCACTAAGCAAGGACTACAGGCCGCCCAGGTTAATGTCGATACGTTATTCTCTATGCTATCTGCCTCAGAGCAGGTATCAGCAACAGCAACTCGTAAAGCCTTACTTAAGATATTAGGTGAGAGGGGCATTGATGGTCTCCTACAGGACCGTAGGCTGGTAGCAGGATATGAGTTGGACATATCTAAGTCCATCGAAATATACGCTTCGGGTATGGCTAAACTTGCCGCCGAAATGAAATACTCTCATCGCGCTAATGATGCCATCCTTGAGCTGAGCGGCAAGATGAAAGTCTATGCTGAGAAAACCATGCAGTATGTCATGGACCCAGCACAAGAGGCACGCCACCTCCGACTCGCTGGCTTCATTATGTACATCGGACTGAACTTCTCCTCGGCCATTTTGCAGACGGTGACCATACCTATGATTGGTCTGCCGTGGATGACGATGATTACTGGTGTCTCCAAAGCCCATGTAGGGGCTGCGGAGCTTGCCAAAGCTAGTATTGACGTCATGAAGATGTTTGACTTATCTTCAGGTAGGTCTTGGCGTGACGTGCTACTGAACATGGAAAAGTTTCAAGGCACCGATGATGAAAAAGCATTTCTCCTTAGAGGAATTGAAAACGGTATTCTAAAAGCTTACTCTTTGGTGCAAGAAAGTGGCATTGGTTCCTCCCCCCATATGTTGAACATAGCCCTCAATAAACATGGACTGTCTGTTGATCACGTAACTCAGGTAGCTATCTCAGGTATGTTTAGTACTATGGAAACATCGTCACGGATGATTCTAAGTTTAGCTATGTATAGATTGATGCAGAACAAGGAAAATCTAAACAGAGCTAGGGCAGTGTTCAAGGACTCGTCTAACATCCTCAAAAACTCCATAGCCTTTGCTGATCGAACCGAGCCTAATGCCAGTGATATTTCTTTGTATGGTGTTGAAGAGGTCTTCCAACAGTTCGGTAAGGAGAACCGGGCAATGTTCATGCGTGGCCCCATTGGTGCATCCATCTTCCAGTTCGCCCACTACTCATGGGCAACTACAGAGTTGGTCTTTAGATTGCTTAGAGGAGCCCACGGTAAGGAAGGTAAGAAGGCAGCTGCCCTTATGCTTCTCATGATCTTCTTAGCATCGGGGGCTAGAGGTATCCCTGGTGTTGATGACATTGATGAAATAGTACGATTTGGTAGGCGTGTGTTTGGAGATGGTCTTGACCATGACCTTAGTCTAGTCTTCAAGGAACTGGTTGAAGAGGCAGGATTGCCTGGACACATTGCAGACTTCCTTGAGAAGGGGGCCATCAACACCTATACTGGTATGGATGTACAACGTAGGTTAGCCATCACCCTCCCCGGCATCCCCCTTGTTAAGGCGGTGGCTGGTATGCGTGGTGACATCTACGATACCATGGGTGTGCCAGGGTCTCTGATCTTCGGCAACCCACGAGACGCCTTCCAGTTGTGGAAAGATGGTAGGGGCGGCGAGGCTATCATGCGTATTTTACCTGTTGCATTACGCAATGCAGCTGAATCGGTGTTCATGGGTAGGTACGGTGTCAAGAGCTTGTCAGGTCACCAACTCCTAACGCCTGAAGAAGTTGATATCATGGATCAAGCTAAGAAATTCTTCGGCTTCAACTCCACCAAACTGGGGAAGGCTAGAGAGCTAGAATTTGTCCGGCAGAGTTTGATCCGAGCTAACTCCAGCTACCAAAACAGAGTCACAAAGCAGCTGACCAACCTCAATGTTGATTTGATCCACGCTATACAGGCTGGAAATGTTGCAGAGCAAGTAGATATTAGGGCCGATATGAATGCTATCATGGCAGAAGTGTTTGAACATAACCAAACAGCTAGGCCAGAGCACATCATTAACCCTAGAATTCGTACCATCACCCGGGCAACGAGAGATAGACTATCGCCCGGCACTGGACGGAGAATGCCGCGCCGACTGCGTAGACAGATGCAGAGGATAGAAGCAAGGTACAACAAGGTGCTTGACAGGTAATCTTATTTGTGGTAACATAACAAATGAATTTAATACGGGCCATCCTGGTAGCTTTCGCAGTTCTGTTCAGTTCTGCGGTGGTCCAAGCTGACTCAGAAGAGGAAATCTGTGAGCGCAAGCCCTTGCTGGAAGTTGCTACTGATCTACTTAAAATCGTACCGGGGCTTATTTTTGTAGACTACTGGAAAAAAGAAGACCTGGAAATGTTTCTCCATACATTTCTCAAGGCGTACACACCAGAGCAAATGCCTAACACACAGGTAATAATTCTAAACGCCGTAGGTGCCTATATCGTATTAAGACCTACCGAAACAGTAGTAATAGAGAATCCACAGAGAAGTGCAATCATGTTAATTAGCAAGCGAAAAAATAATGAATGTGAAATAGCTCAATTCTACTTGCCAAAGTCTGCATTCGTTGCTACTGTAGGGTACATGGGTAACTTATTCAAGGAGATTTAATGAAAATCCTCATGCTCGATATCGAGACGGCTCCACATAAAGTTTACACCTGGGGTCTTTGGGATCAGAACATAGGAATTAACCAGATTGTGGAGCCGGGGTATACCCTGTGCTGGGCCGCGAAATGGTACAACAAAAAGAAGATGCACTTCGCCAGTGTGGTGGGTGGTAATGAGAAAGGGATGTTAGAGGAGGTACATGATCTGATCTCCGAGGCGGATGCGGTGGTACACTACAACGGAACTAAGTTTGACATGCCTACACTAAATAAGGAGTTCTTGCAGGAGTCGATGCCGCCCCCTGCCCCCTATCACCAGATCGATCTGCTGCGGACCATGCGTCAACAGTTCAGGCTGCCTTCTAACAAGCTTGATTATGTGGCACAGTTCCTGGGGCTGGGCTCCAAAGTGTCACATAAGGGTATGCCTCTCTGGACTGGGTGTATGAACGGGGACCCAGCTTCATGGAAGACCATGGAGAAATATAATAAGGGAGATGTGATACTATTAGAGAGGGTGTATGATAGGATTAAACCTTGGATCAAGGGCCATCCGAACCATGCTCTTTATAAAGACATAGGTGAGCCAGTGTGTATTAGCTGTGGGTCAGATCACCTGCAGTTCAGAGGTGAGGCACATACTAAGACAATGAGCTATCGACGGATACAATGTATGTCCTGTCATGCATGGATGAGACAGCGTACCAACTGTCTGAGTAAGGACAAGAAAGAACATATCTTGGTGGGTGTTGCTTAAAACGCTTATTATAATAGGATTAGTTATAGGAACTGCTATGCCAGAAAATAATGATTGGAGCATGGGACGAGTAATGAGTGTCGTCCGTGATATAATTGGATCACCTGATTCCTTTACTAAGACTGTTAGAACAGGTTGGAAACGTAGGGGATGGGAAGAACCTACTTATGATCACATTCAAAATCTCCGTTCATATATGGGACAGATGCGTGACCTAGAATCTACTAACACAAATTTGCAACCATTTGGTGACACAGATAAAAGTGGGTACTATTCTATAACTAAAAACTCTACAAAAACTGCCGCCAATCGAGCATATAATTTAGGGACAATAGATAAGGACACAAGAGACAAATGGGGAAAAGAGTTAGCTTATAAACGAAGTGATGATGAACAAGGTATTATGGCTCTTGCTCACATGCTGGGTGCTAGTAGAGTTTCAGGAGATGATGTTGGAAGTAGCCTGATGCTAAAACAAATTGCTGAAGGAGCAGGTCAAACAGGAGTTCGAGCAAATCTATGGTCAAAGTATCATAAACGTGATCCTATTGATGAGGCTGACCGTAACAATATCCGTAACAATGTACCAGCTTGGCGATGACTGGTTCAGGGGGCAGTTGGCGCTATGAATCGCATAGGACACTGGTGAGTGTTGCTTAAAGAACTGGTTATAATAGGATTGACAATGGCTGAACCAAGTGGATTAAATAGACTTGCATCATACCTTAGTGATCTAACTGGCACGACTTCTCCCTTTTTCTATGAGGATACTACTCAATATATTCATGGCAAGGAAGGAGTGTCGGGGTTGCAGAAGAATGGAACTTATAAAGCTGTAGAAGATCGGAATGTAGATGGTGAGCTTGTAGGTTATGTTGTAGGACATGGAAATCGAGTCCCTAAAGACTGGACTGGTAGTGCTGAAGAAGTTTCTGTGATGGGAGTAAGTCGTACCAAAGCAGCAATAAAAGAAGCTGAGCGTTTTATTGGTCCTAAATGGGACTCACTTAAACATGATCAGAAAATGGTGTTAAGTACCATGGCTCACAATCTAGGAGGCAATAAGTTTAATCGTAAAAAATTTCCTAGCCTAAGGAAAGAGTTAGTGTCTATTAATCCTGATCCAGACGTAGTATCTAAAGAGGCACACTACACAGGAATTGGGAGTGAACGAATGGCAGATCAAATGAAACGGTTATCAGAAGCTTACAGATAAAGGAGAATACCAATGACTAGAATATTCAAATTTGCAGGCCCTCTCTTCAGAGCTGTTGGAAGCGGAGCCAACTGGATCGGCGGCGCGGCTGACAAGAACCCCAAGACTAACACCGCTGTCGGCAGCTTGCTGGCTCTGGGGGCAGGTGTGTTCGGCATCTCTCCCGAGGGGCTGGCCGGGATCGGTAATATGTTGGTCAAGTTCGGTCACTTCTTAGGCGGGGTATGAAATTTACGAAAGGATACAAGTACCAGCTGGACAAAGAGTATATACAGCTGCATACTGGTATCATGCCCATTGATATAGGACGTAGTGGGGTAAACACCCACTTTCTGATCCTTGCACTTAACGGTGACCTCGTTATCAAAAAGGGCTACGCATGGGATGGAGCCAGCGGCCCGACCTGGGACACTGACGCTACCTACACACCCTCGCTGGTGCATGATGCGTTCGCTCAGTTGATGCGGATGGGATTGGTAGGCTTCCACAATGTGGATGCAGCCAACCGGTTACTGGATAACATGCTCAAGGAGCGTGGCATGTGGGCACCCCGACGATGGTGGTGGAGAAAAGGCTTGTACCTTACCCACGGATCGTTCGCAGACTCCTCCAATGTGAAGGAAGTCTTCGATAAATTCTAATTTTACTGCTGTTGACTGGCATTGTAAGGGCCCCTCAGAGGGGCCTTTACTTTTAGGGTACCAGGAGTACCTCCAAAACTGTACGGTCCTTAAATCTAGAGGACCTGTCTACATAGTGTGTTAAGTGGTAAGGATATCCACATCATCTGGGGGGTTCCAGAGGTTATTTTTTTGTGCTATCTCCCCCAATCCACGCCAATAATCCCTCTCCTTGCGCTTCATATTAAAGAAGGCTGGCCATTCAGGATGGGCCCGGTGATGGGTCTCGTATATCGACATCGCTATGGTGTCGTACTTGGAATTTTCAATTGCCATTCTTACTCTTATAGTTAGCGATGGCAGCCTTGATTGCATCCTCAGCTAACACAGAACAATGAATCTTAACAGGTGGAAGGGATAGATGCTCAACAATATCTGTGTTCTTAATTTCGGTGGCCTCGTCTAGGGTTCGGCCTTTAACCCACTCAGTTAAGAGGGAGCTGGCCGCAATAGCTGAGCCGCATCCGAAGGTCTTGAACTTGGCATCCTTTATAATATTGTCAACCACCTTGATCTGCAGTTTCATAACGTCACCACAGGCCGGGGCTCCAACCAGTCCAGTACCAACTAAGGTATCGTTCTTGTCAAAGGACCCTACATTGCGTGGATTTTCGTAGTGATCTATAACGCTGTCGCTATATGACATTCTTTCTCCTAATCAAATTAATGGGGGGTACCCTTTGATACCCCCCATTATCCAGTGAATGGACCTTAAGCATCCCTGCCGGTGTACGGTAATATTGTACTGCCAAACAGTTCAGGTATAAGGCTTCTGCCCCCCTCACCAACCGAAGCTGCATACTCATCAACGAGTATGATTTAATTATACTCTAATTTCAGGCGTTTGTCAAGCTGAAATCAAAAGAAGTTTGTGACGATGCTATTTTAAATTTAACATGGAGCCCGCGTGGTAAAAGTTGAGAGGCCATCTTCTCAGGTACTCCATGTTCCATAATCATATGTTCGTATAGTGCAGCCATTGTCTTATACATAGTGCTAAAGGTATTCTCTACCCCCTCCCTATGCTTCTTAGGGATAACCGTAAAGTCTAAATCGTAAGAGTAACCAAACTCACTCATCACAGGTTTTTGTTCCGGTGTCTGGATCGATGTAGCATGCTGTTCCATTCTCTTCTTTCCTTTCTTTTAATATTCCCTCTCGTTTTCCACTGTCACGGAAGGTGGTGCATCCTTTAGCACCGCCCTCATATGCCTGGAAATAAATATTATTGAACTCATCCCAGGTTACATCAGACCCCACGTTGCATGTCTTGGAGACTGAACTATCCATATACTTCTGTGAAAGGGTTAACACCTTGACATGCTCATTAGGTGTCACCTTGTCTGCTGTCTTGCCCTTGAGATTGTATACCCTGAAGTTATAATCAGACACCTCATACTCTTTAGGTCCACCCTCTTCGATGATCACCCGTGAGTACTCATGCCTGAACACCGGTTCAATACCTGAGCTAATGTTGTCAGCACATAGGCTGATGGTACCACAGGGAGCAATGGAGAGTAGGTGACTATTACGGATGCCATGTTTACGGATCATCTCTCGCTGCACCTTGGGTAGTGTCTGAATGAAAGGTCCATCACAGTAAGCTGGACGGAAGAGTGGAAAGGCTCCCTTTTCTTTAGCCAGCTGCGCACTGGTGTAATAGGCTACATCCCTTAACGTCTTAAGAATGTCCTCTAATACAGCACGGAACGGATTACTGCCATAGCTAAAGCCCATGATCTCTATAGCATTAGCCACCCCTGTAACACCTAGTCCCATACGCCGCTTGCTGCGGGCCTCATGTTCCTGTTGAGGTAAGGGATAAATAGCGTTGTCAATTACATTATCCATGGCCCGCACCACCTCTGCTATGTCAGAGGCAAATACTTCATAGTCAAATTCATGTCTATCATGGTGAGCATTAGATTGGATATACCTAGTAAGGTTAAAGCTCCCCAGTAAACACGCACCATAGGGAGGCAGAGGCTGTTCACCACAAGGATTAGTAGCGGCGATAGTCTCACAGTACCATAGATTGTTCTTGCGGTTGATCACGTCCATGAACAGGACGCCGGGCTCACCCCAGTCCCAGTTGGCCCGCATAATTCCTTCCCACAATTCCTTAGCGTTCACTTCCTTTTGCACCTGACCACGGAAGCGGAGTTGGAAGGGGCGATCCTTCTTAATGCAGTTCATAAACTCATCGGTGATACCAACTGAGATGTTGAAGTTGGTAAGGCGGTTGGAGTTCTGTTTGGATCGGATGAAGGCTTCTATATCAGGGTGATCTACCCTAAGGACTCCCATTTGAGCGCCACGGCGATGACCAGCAGAGCGTACAGTATTACAAACGGAGTCGTATATCTCCATGAAAGAGATAGGACCGCTAGCGCTACTATTCAGAGAAACAATACGGTTACCGTCAGGCCGAAGAGTACTGAAATCATATCCAATGCCACCTCCCATTCTCATTGTCTGCGCAGCCTCCTTCGCTTTCTCCATGATGTCGTCCATGGAGTCCATGATGGTGCCACTAACGTAGCAGTTGTAAGGGGTTACCCTACGCACAGCACCAACCGCTGCCTGGATACGTCCGGCAGGTAAAAAGCGCTGGTCTAGTAGGATTTCCTTTAAGGATTTACGGTGGCGTTCACTGTCACTGAGAGCAGCAGCCAGCCGCGCACATAACTCTTCAAAGCTTTCACCATCTTGCCTGTATTTTTCTGTGTGGGTACGGATAGAGATGGGCAAAGTGGGTCCGTATGGCATACTAAATCTCCAGAATGTGGGTTAAAGGGTGGAGCTAGTACGTCCACTAGCTCTAATTATATCACGTAACTTTAGGGGTAGCAACTCCCTTTGATTTCGTTGGCTTTTTTATCACGTTGGGAATAACTATTGGTCCCTCAACATTGATGAGACCGGACTCTTCCATTACCTTCACCATCTGCTCCACCTCCAGGGGGTTTGAGACCTTCCTCATAAGCTCTTGCTTAAATATCTTGAGGGGTATACCGTATCTATCCTGAGTAGATGTGATGTAGTTAAGGAAATCCTGCATGTCAACAGCCAAGCGGCCAGCCTTACCTACACCGAAGTGAGCGAGGGCGGCAGGCATATACTTCTCAGCGTTGAACATCAGCTGCTTAGTATCTTCCCAATCCTCTCGGGTAATTACAAGCCCATCAGACTTAGCTGCACTTACTGATAGAGCGACCTTAACGAAATGCGATGGCCTTCGCCTCAGGTATTCCGAGAGGTTTGGGTCCGTGGGTTCAGGACTGATACCGTCTTCAACTTCGGCAGCAACTTCCTCCCTAAGCCCTTCCTCAAATTTCATCTCTCCAGTCATACTAGCTATTGCAGCAAGGTCTTCACGCAACAACTCTAACTGACCGTAGTTTGGTGATGGATAATAGATTGACTGAGGAAGTGGATCACCATCATAGTATACTAAGATCATACGTGACAATAAACCTTGAGTGCGAGCATTTTCTGGTAGATGGGTGACGAACTGATCAGCCGTAGCGCAGGCAATCCAGTTCATACAGGGGCCCTTAAGGAAGTCTTCCCCTGAGGTCTTGGTGCGATAGGTGTAACTCATAGGTGAGTCCCAGATGCCAGTCAAGAACATCTGCAGATAATTATCAGCTCTGTTCACTAGTGTTCCGAACTCGGAAGTCACTAGCGTGAGGGGACTCTCAATGAACTTATCCGAGAAAGTGGAGAGAGTTAAGTTCTCTCGTTGCGTTTGAGCTATAACTTTAGAGAGTTTCTCAGGAGTAATCCTATCCGTAACCAAGTAGAGCGGAGATTTTTGAAGTCCGTACTTGGAGAGTTCAGCATTGAACGCATCCTGCCCCTCTTTCGTGCCAGGTTCAGTCGTGAGTTTTCGAAAGAGTTTGTCAATTGGGAGGATGAGGCTAAGGGACTTGCCGCTCCCTGGTCCTCCAATTTGGACGATGTAGAGGTTAGGTCTGACTTCGTAGGCTCCGAAGTCGTACCAGACCCGCCGCCCCAAAGCTCCCGCCACGATTGAAATGGCACTCCATGTGCGGTAGATTTCTGGGATGGCAGAATCTTTGAGGGCCTCCGAACAAGCCTTGATAAAATTCCCATGATTACGTGACATCCTCTACCTTTGCTCGCCTAATCAAATACTCAGTTACTGATGCATCAGCATCCAAGGCATCAAAGCGAAGGTTACTTCTGATGGCGAAGTGTTCAATGGGCCTATACTTTTGTATCACTACACAGCGCACACCATGTTGTCCCTTATCATCATAGTAAGCTTGAATAAAGTTTGCTAGATATCTAGAATCATTGCGCGAGCGTATCGGGTCCCCCCTATATGAGTGTACCCCTCCATAAAGGTCCATTAGAACCATCCCCTCTTACTAAATGTTGCTTCCTTTGTTTCAAGATTGTCCTTATCAACAGGCTTCACCTTCACACTCCAATCAATACTATCATAACCATTTTTGTATTGATTGGAGTTATCTTTCTGTCGCTCACCTCTCATATGTTTTCCTTCCTGTTCAGTATAACTGTGTACGGGTGGTAGCGGTTCGCCTAGGTGTTCAGTCCCCACTATCAAGCCTCCTATCCTAATCCATCCGGGTTTCCGTCAGCGAATATCTTTTTGTGTGGGTCAACTGGCGACCAGTTATACCCCACCTCTACGCTAACAGGTACGTTAAGAGTCCTATCCAAAATAGGAATAGGATTACGCATGCAAGTAAGTACATCCTCAATACACTCATCAAACACTTCCTCCCTTATCTGTCCAAGGATAGCATCATGCACATTACATAATATTTGCACATCCTTGGGGTCCAGTTCCCTCCACACCCTATACATACCTATGTGTAGGAGGCATGCGATAGTGGACTGGGGAACAAACGCAATGGCTTCTCTGATTACCTTATGGGCAGCGGGATTGCCCCAGAATCGGCGGGTAAAATCTAAGGGGGTGGTAAGACTACCATCTTTATAAAGTTTAGCTAACACACCCTTATGCCACTGCCTAATACCAGGGAAAGCACCTTCAACCTCTAGCATTCCAACCCCATCCCCAAAATCCCCCATCTTGTCAAAACCATCCTCAGGTACTTGATCATGCCAACGTTTAATCTGATCACAAGGAATTGCACCCCCAATATAATTAAGGTGAAACTTCCATGCATCCCTGAGCTTCAAGTTCAGATGGTTCTGCAGTGAGCCAGGGGTCAAGCCGTAGTTGGTGGCGTGGCCAGCCCGCTTAGCTAAGTCCCTGTAACTGAGGCCGTGTAGGTAAGGTAGCTCTGCGGTGTCCCTGTCCGTCACAATGTCAGGCCAAATCTGCTTGGCGATGGCAGTGTGCAGGTCGGGTGACTCACACGCTGCTATATAGTTCTCATCCTCCGACAGGTAGGCCACGGCCAGCGACTCAGCCTGATCTAAATCCGCATAGAAGAACTTATATCCAGGGTCTGGCACATACATGCGGCGCAGTTCTTTCGTAATGTTCTGCATGTTGGTGCCGGTGCGGAAGGCTGTACTGCTAGAGGACCAGCGCCATGTATTGGTGCCAGCCACCTTGAAGGAGGTATGTAACCTACCGTCTGGATCGAGTTTAGTTTTACAAACCTGTAACTTTTTAGCCAAATCCCTGAGTGTCAGCAGAATGCGAGCGAGGAGCTTACCCCTGGGATATTTGTCTATGATCCTCTCAAGCGCGGCCCTATTTAGGGTTGGACGTGGGCTGCCCCCCGAACCAGTCCGCTGATACATGGTAGGGATACCCAATGTACCATAGAGTAGTTCCATACATTGTTTACCACTGGCAGGATTAATATCTCCATCACTTAAGGGATGAGTTATTGTTTGCCATAGACTACCAAGCTTACTTTCCTTAGCTCTTAGGGTTCTATGAACTATCTTCATCCCCTCTTTGTCCACCCTAAGTCCCCGTCGCATCATACTGAAGGCCGGACCAAGCATAGCCATCTCAAACTCATAGGTGCGCTTGCAGTTTTGTTCTACGTTCGGTTTAAAATTATCAAAAAGTTCTCTAGTTACTGCAGCATCTATACCACAGTAGTGCCAAAGAACTTCTTGCTTTGTAAGGTCGCTGATGTCGTCAGTATTTTTCCTTACCTGCATAGGCCCCTCTGAATCCTATCAACTTATCGGATGTCTCGTTTACAATACGCTTGTCTAATTTTATCTGAATCTCTTTTGCTATTCGGTCTGCGATGGCCGGGATATCCTCTTCCGTAGCGTCTTCGGGGATGTCGCAGCGGATAGCTTCTGGATGAAGTCTTTCGAGTTCTCTTTCTGCAAACCATAGAATCTTTTCAAGATCATAGATAGGTGTCTTAGTTGAGCCACATCGGTAGCAAGCCTTGAAGATATTTCCAAGCGCAAAGTTCATTTCCTTGTATTCAATTAGGTCTTGGAGTTCAGTTGCATTATCCGGTAACTGGTAGTAGTCTGAACTGAAGCCAGTGGGTTCAGTACCTACGCTCTCTTCTGTAAACGTAATTGATCCTAATGTAGGGTTCTCAGGATCAGGACCGGGTATATTGTAGTCCGTATCCCATGCATCGCCGTAGTCCCAGTCATATGCCATTACCTATATAACTCCCATAAGTTTCCAATCTTGTATTCAATGCGTATCATCACCTCTCTCTTACTAAGCATAGCCCTCTCACATATCTGATGAAAGTAATCCGTGTCTCCCCGCAGCCAAACTTTAGCGACCTCCTTAATCTCCTCTTCCTCTGCTGTTACAGGATCATGCAGGTAGTCTTGTAACGCTTGGTCAAGGACAGCTCGCCAAAGTCTAATCTCTTTCTCCACCTGAATTGTACCCGGCGGAATGGGAATCTGTGAGAATATATAAGGTCTCTTCATCCAGAGATTATACCATGGATTTCAAAACCCGTCAAGTCTCCAGAAATTTTTAGTAAATTTTGACGTTTTCATACAGCAAAGGAAGCACCACATCCACAGGTAGATTTGGCATTAGGATTTTTGAGGGAGAAATACGATCCCATAACTTCATCTACGAAGTCTAACTCTGAACCCTTAACATAACCCAGAGACACCATATCCACAACGACCTTGCTGCCCTGATGTATAAATTCTATGTCTAGGTTAGTCTGTTTCTCTTCTAGACTAAATTCACATGTGAAGCCCGAGCACCCACCGCCAGAGATTAAGACTCTAAGCATTAGTTCAGACCTTCCATCCTTGGCGACTAGCTCAGAGATACGCTTCGCCGCATTATCAGAAATTGTAATATCCATATCTTATTTTATATCCTCTACATATTCAGCCATTAATTGTTAGGCATTGATTATATTAGACAGTTGGGAAAAGGGGGCAGGGAGGAAGGCGCATCCACTTAGTAGGAGAAGTGATAGATACTTCACAGCTTATTGAATCCCCGCCTCACTATATACCCCCACCCAAATGCCATCAATAGGTAGGGCCAGTTAATCCAGAGAGCGGCCTTAAGAGTCGGGGCCACTTCCGGTATCCACCAGAGACTGAACGTTGCCGCTATCACCCAGAACGACAGCTGTCTTGTCACTGTTTCCAGAGCGGACATCATTGGTGTTTGAGACATCAACCGGTTCCTCCTTAATTACCACAATGCGGTTCATAGGGGTGCTCAACTTTGTTCCGTCAGACATAACGATTATATAGAATCCGTCTACTGCTACACTCTTTGTAGCTAGGACAGGCCCTAAGGTTCGATCAGTTAGTTCAAGCGTTATTCTTAACATCATTTCTCCTCTACGTGTTTGACCAAATGTTTCCAGCTAGCTTCCTTGGTGTACAATGATCCTAAAACCCCGAGGGCCTTGGGTAATTCAGGTTGCATCGCGTGGTGCATATGCATGGTGTCTTCAAAGGGGGTGTGGACATTGATGCCCATTCGTTCCTTGAGCCACATGATATCATAGGCCCCGTTGTGAAAGATGAAAGTGGTATCACTTTCAAGTAAAGCCTTAACTGAATCCCACACCATGGTTTCGCGCAGTTCCGAGTCCCAGTAACAATTGTTTGGCTTACTACTGTCCCAGAAAGGGATTACTAATGACTGAGTTGGGGTAGGTGAAAAAGCTATGCAAGTTATCTGATCCCAGCCTGTCTCAATATCACAGGCTATAGGCTCTTCAATACCTACCATCATTCCCAACTCATATAAAGCATCATCAAAGGTGGGTTCGGTTCGTATCTCCCGCTCAGTATAAGTCACTGCGTCAGAGTCTAGTTCTCCTTTGGCTTTGAGAATATCGGCCATAACAAAGGACCGCTTGTCGAAGTTCCCGCGTTGGATATATGAGGGATGGAAAGTGGGTATGAACAGTATTCTGTCAAAGAACTCCGAAGTGAAAATAGTTCCCCGGTGAGCAGTGATTTTTGATAGGCCTGTAAAAGCCCATAGCGCTGTTGCTCCCATTCCGACCACGACTTTGATGTTGGCACTTCTTAACTCCTCCCTTAGTATGAGTAGATCAGGCTCCCTCTCTTGTATACAAAACCCTTGGGTGGAATGGTACGGAAACAGAGGCTTCCATCCCTCTATCCTCTTGGCCGCAGTTTTCTTGACAAAGAAAGTTGCAATCTTGTTTTGTACCGGTTTGTACTTGAAGACGTTGGTGATGAGGTGTTCCTCACGCTTGAGTCCAGCATGATGGAGCCACCGATTGAACTCCTCCCCAGCCTTACCTACGAAAGGTTCCCCTGCCATAATCTCTTGCGCACCGGGGGCTTCCCCCACAAATGCGAGGCGACTAGGATTTGAGGTGGGTAGATGAGGGCCGACAGGATTTAATACTAATGATGTGCTCATGGCAAATGAAAGAGGGGTCCCCTTCTGAAAGGACCCCTCTCCTCCCCCCAGAGTTAAACTACTTCGAGAATCTTCGCAACCTTGGCTTCCTTCACGTCCTTGTTTTTCCCGCCCATCTCATGGCGAAGGACTGCACGGAAGCGGCGACCAGTCAACATCTCTAGTGCGGGGCCAACATCCAGCTGGTCCACCTCATCAGTAGACAGGTCAAGAATATCCCGCACAAAGGCACGAACAGAAATCACCGGACTCTTCTGAGCAAGGGCCGGACCGGTACAGAAGAAGGTCATACGCACAGGCTCCGACACGTCAAGGTCCTCCTCCTCAAAGTCTGCTTCAACAACCTCTGCGGCCTTGAGACGGATGTTAATGATAGTCCGGGTCTCACCGTCCTTCTCATACTGGGTATCATAGTACCCACTGATGACCATCTCATAGATGCCCTCAGCTAGCAGCTTCTGCTCGGGAACAGCCCCGAACGACATAGAAACGAAGTTAGAAAGATCAACCATATATTACTCCTTTTTCTGGTTGGTAGAATTTTTGGCACGTTGTTGTATGCCCTTGAATATGAGGTTGAGGTCTAAGTCAACCTCGGGGTCTATTTGTTTTGGTGCTGGATTTTTGAGGTCCATTTTGTAATCACTGGCAGTCCTTAGGATGCGGGACCCTCCTGTTTTTGACGGTTTAACATCGATGCGAAGTACCGTATTAAAGTATCGTCCAATAATAGTCGGAAGCTTCCGTCCGAGAGCCACTGGATAGGCCCGACTACCTCCCCCTGGCTCATCATAATATTGGACATGTGTGGTGACGACCAAGTTACATGGTAGTTCATCGGATGTAAGCCACTGAATGAGAAGTTCAATGTCCCTCCCTGCCTCCCCCCAGTGTTGGATGGCGGGCTGGTCTGTGAATTTCTTTCCGTCTCGTTGGAGTATCCGACGCATAGCTGAGTTCGCAAGGAATGTAAGGCTGTCGATAACCAGGACATCATTATCTCCCCAATCTTTGGGCAATCCAAAATCTTCCCAGCCTATAGTGAGCAGCTTGGAAAAATCCTGGAAGGCTGTTGCGTTTTTCATAGAGTCACGAAGTGTAACATAGTGTACTCGGGACGCAGCATCACCCTCTAGATAGTTTCCTAGAACATCTAGACCGGCATCAAAGTCTGCGATCCTGAGATTGTAGCCTGCGTTGGCTAATGTGGCGAGGGATGAGGTCTTACCGGAACCTGAATCTCCACAGAGAAGGAGTTTAGTTCTCGACCCCACGGTGTGATCGGTATATGCGGGCATGAGCCCTCCTTATAATGAACGGTTTGGCGTAGTTCAACGCTTTATGTCCTCCCATTATACGCCGCTTTTAATATTTTGTCAAGCCTAGTTGTGCATTATTTCAACGATAAACCCCCTTCTGGCTCGGAACTGAATGATTCCCATCTCATTCTTGACGGGGACTGTCAGCCCTTTTTGTAAATCGAAGAAGTCTATGTTAATCTTGATAGACCCCTCTCGCTTTCCGTCTCGATAGACCTGTAACTCGACCATGTCCACTCCTTTAATCTATGGCCTATTGGTGGTATAAATTTTCCAAGATATTGGAACTCAAAAAAGTGTAGGTTTGGATCGGGGGGCAGGTGGCGTAACTTGTATGCGCTCCCCTCAACAAGGCCCAGATTGTTCTCGGTCAAATCGTTCATACTCCACACTTCGCCCCGTATCTGATAGCCTCCATCACCCACCCACTTCATACCGGGAGCTCCCCCAAGATCATAGAGATCGTAGTGAGCTTCGTGGGTGATATAGTCGGGGTCCAATAGTTCCTCCCTCTCTAACCAACTGTTTAGAGGGTAACCATTCTTAAGTGTACCATAAACAAATATCTTTTTCAATTCTCTGTCTCATACAGCACAATCTTTTCTTTAGGTAGCTTCATTAGCTTCTTTAAACCGTGGCGAGCGCCCCAGTATGTGAAGAAACAACCTTTAAAATTCCAACCGGTTACTGTGCACAGTTCTTCTATTCGGATGGGTACGTCCCAAAACCTACTTCCATCATCGATAATTCTGTACTTCATTTCCCCATCCAATCAATAATGAGCTGCTCTACCTCTGCCTTAGGTGCTTTATTTAAGTAATGCTCAAGTTCATGTCGTATAAAGCACTCCTCAAGATCTAAAACTTCCATACTGCGGGCTAACTTTTCTACAGCCTCTGTAATCATTCCTACATCGTTTACTCTAGTCATTAAAACCACTCCGTTATCAGTTTCTTTCCAAGGTGTACCACTAGGGCGAGCGCGTCTGATCGGTCCATGTTTGAGATCATGTAGTAGACTGACTGAGACTGTACTGGTCCAACCATACCCGTCGGGGTCTCTACGCCATCAGAAAGCACAACTCTTGTGCCATCGTCTTTGGTTATAACTGGATCAGGGGGTGGGGCCTCGGTCCATATAACAATACACTTGTCTGCCCCCCGAGCCGCCGCCCACTCACGGGCTTGATCTAGTGCCTGGATTGGTGTCCACTCGGCGGCGGGAGTTTCGGCGGCCTCGGCCATCATCTTATCGAGGTGTTTCTCTTTTAGTTTAGGTGTGAAATCAATTACGTCACTCATTTTCTAGTTCCTCTTCCAGTTCCAGTTCCTCTTTTAGTTCCATGCGCATTCTTGGCTCATATTCGTATCCGTTACTTTTCAAGTTGAGTATTTCGGAGTCAAAGTGTGCAATCAAGGACTCAAAATTGCTAAGTGCGTCTTGTATGTCCTTATGGCAGTCCATTAAGCACTCAAACTTTTCCTCCAATATATTGAGCCGTGAGTCACTATTCATGGATTTCTCCTTATATATTTGCGCTTGTTTCTGAGGGGCCACCTCTTATTCAATGCATCCAATGCTACTTCGGCCAAGGTAATTAGCCTAAATCTTCCCACTATTGTGCCGTGCTGACCCTTGGTAACATCACTGATGTACCATAGGGAATGCATTTGGTTGAGGGCGTTGAGTTCCCTATGTTCCTTCATTGTAAATTTTAGGTTGTGGTAGGTGTGCTTGACTTTCTTTTCGCGCTTGGCCCTACTCATTTCCCCTCGCTCTGATGATGATGGAAATGTTATTTGCTATACCGTGACGGCGATCATCTTCGTCATCTGCCACTTTTGCACAAGCCTCCCTCTCCTTTGCACACTCTTCCCTTACCGTATCCCACATAGAACCAAACTCAGGGTGTGTGATGTCTACGATTTCATCTTTGAGTCGTTCTATCATTTTGTCCTTGTCTTCGACATCATCGCTGTGCTCACCAATGTATTCTAACCAATCATTTCTGTTCAATTTCCCTCCTTGGTGTTTATGGCTTCTCTCTCTCCTTAGATGAACCAAAAAATACCCCGCATATCGCACCCATTACAGTGAATATTATAATTACTTCCATTACACATTCCTCCTGCTCTACTCTCTAAGATGTTAATTACTGGTATCTTTCCATACTAAACCTCTCGTCTGGCTTACATGCTTTAATAATATAATAATCCAAAGAGCATCCAAACAAAGGAGTACGTAAGATGTTTTTTGCTGGTTTTATAAGCTGCCAAATAAAATAAATAAGCAGTAAGGGCAACATATAACTCATTATGTATTAACTCCTGTATTATAAGTTATTTCCATTTAAGTTTCCTCATGATATGGTGTACCCAAGTAGGGCTTGAAGTTAAAGTCCGCGTCAAGGAAGGCCGACCTATGACTACGATCATTACGGCAAACCCCCCTGAAAACACAGCCCCCATAGTTCCCACAAGAATTGAAGTTGCGGGGCCAGTGATCTAACTCATGATACTTTTCAACTTGTCCTAAGGTAATAGCTGTGTCAGTAAGCCACTCATCTACCTGAGAAGGGGTAACAGTGAAAGGGGCTCGTCCAAAGCGAGTGAAGTTTACTCCTGTTTGGATGGCATCCACAATGAAACCCTTCACTGGCATCCCTAACACATCCCTGGTGGCCCAGATATAACAGGTAGTCTGCACCGCCGGGGCGAAGTAGTTGAAGTACCAATCACCCAGTCCTGACTTAGTGGTTTTAGTATCTACAATATAGAGATCGTTCTCCCACCACACTACCTTATCTATCTTCCCTGATACTCTGAACTCAGTACCAGGGAAGGGTATCTCAAACCTAACTTCCAACGCCGGGTCCCCATTGGGGAGGGCGGCTATCTTCATGAGGTCTGTAGAATAGAACTCTTCTCCTCTCCAGACGATGGCGCGGATGGCCGTTTCCATGTTTTTCTTGTTATCCGTACTCTGTCCCAGGGCTGAAAACTCAGCCAGAATTGTTTGAACAGCGTCTGAAACGGCTTCATCCTTTGAGTGGCCGTAAAACCGGTGGGTGTCCAAGACTTCCATTCCTCGATGTACGGCGCTACCCCATAGGGGATCAATAGATTCTACCTTGGACCGATAGCCTTCGAGTTTGTATCGGTAGAGTTGGGGACAGGCCTGCACTGTGCTAAAACTGGATGCGTCCCAAACAATTTGTCTACCACCAATATACTTTTGGAATTTGTGTTCACCTAGTGTATCCTCCATTAATCTGGCCCATCACTACTGCCTTCATTACGAAGAAGGTCATTATGCATTACCATTAATTCTTCATAGATATCTCCCCAATATCTAGAGCCCTGATCTGTACTGTTCCAATGAAAAACATTGATAGCGTCAGCAGCTATTCTAAAGCGCTGTCCACTAGGAGCAGCCCTTCCGGTTCTAGTTGTCGAAGGGCCTTGCTCTGAAAAGCTGTTGGTTTCTGAATTGTAGATCATCTTACCCCCTTCTCCCTTCACTATTCCTAATAACTGTAGACACTTCCATCAAGTTTTGAACTACGTCCATCCAATAATTACTACCTATCTCAGTTTCTGTCCAAGTAAAGGCCCACTCTATTTCGTCCGCTATTTTTGCTATTCTAGATGCTTGGTCTTCCTCCGACATTTCTTCTCCCAAAGTAGGTATAGGCGCTTCTTCTTCCAATGTATCACTAAAACTGTTGGTGTGAGTGTTATAGATCATTTACATTCCTATCTTAAAAGTTAGGGGATGTTTCAATTAGCTTTTTAACGTTCATTTAATCCTAATAAGGATCGTAGGCTTCCAACCTGGGGGTGCAAAGGTAGAATGAGGTTTGTATATGCGGTTAATCCTACCCAGAATAGCAGGATCATAACGATAAATATTCTCATCCATCTACTTATCGAACACTGTAGCAATAAGATGTATTCTATCTTTACGTCCACCATTGATGGCAGTATGATAATTTACCGTGTTAGTAAGCCAAGCATAGCCATCAGCCGGTAAGTGTCTTGCTTCTGTGTCAATGATCATCAGCGCTCCAGGATTAGTTGTTATAGGAATATTGAGGCGCGGCTCAGGGTCTCGGTGCCAGTCCTGCATGGTGCAGTAAGTTCGTAACAGTAAGCGCACCCTACCTAGTCGGAACTTCTCTGAACATTTATTATAGACATACTTGAAGTATGTATCCTCAAACTCAGGTCTGATTTCTGTGTACAGTTCCTCTTGAATTTCCTTCTCTACAGAAATCTCGTTCTCGTCGTGGTCAGGATTAGTCCAGTACTGGCCAACCAAGTTGTCTCCTGTTGTGGACTTAAGGTCTCCTGGTATGTGTGTCAACATAATACTAGGATCATCCCCCTCAAATGGAACCCTACTTATCACTTGATTAGTAGCCTCTTGAAGTTTGTCAATGTCAAACTTTAACTCCGGTATCCGGTAAAAATTATCCATCAGAACAGCCAATGCAAGGGCCAGAAGAACCAGTCCCAAAAACTAATCATATGGGGTCCGGGCGCGTTTCTTCCGTGCCGGGGAGCATAGCATTTTCCAAGACACAGATAAATTTGACTTCTTTAGGCCGCTCAAATTTAGACTTCATATAGTCATTAATTATCTGAGGAATTATAGAGGGAGCTGCCTGAAGACACTCTTTCTTTGTATCAAAGCGTTGCGCAACAGTTGCAACCATGCCATTGTCCATAGGATTCAAGGGAAAGAGTAAGACTTGTAAGAGCCACGCAACAGTGGCAACGGTGATAAATCCAGTAGTAATCATATTATTGTCCTAATAAAGAGAGTGGGCTATCAAGTGAGAAGGGCTTGCTGGCCTTACCAGTCGCTACCTTCTTTGTGATTCTTTTACCCGCTTGTTCAGCAGCAGCTACATTCTCACGCTGCTTCCGTAGGTGCGTTATGATCTTCTCCAGGGCTGGCTTATCATCTGCCAACTCCTCCAGATCACGGTCGAACAGTCCTGTTACCTCCACCAAATCGGCGGGGTTCAGTTTATCTGCTTTCTTTGTCATGCTGCTCCGTCTCCTGCTCCTGAGGTCCAATCACGTACAAGTTGGCGGGCCTCGTCTTGTGTCATGCCAAGGGCCTGTAACAGCCGGACGGCGCTGCGTACCTGTAGATTGGCTTGTTGGTAGTTGGGATGATTTACAGTCTGCATATAGTTCATCAGTGTAGTTTCTCCGGGTCAAAGAACAATCCTCGCTGGCTGAAACCGTGGAGGATGCCTGTTGCTATGATAAGGGATTGATAAGGACCCTTCTCGGTAAGCAGTATATCGTGTGCAACGTCTAACAGGGTTACTGCCATCCGAGATTTGTCCAGTGTCTCCTTGTGTGTTTCAATGAGGTCGTTGAGGCCCTCCATGAACTTCTTCTCACTATTATACGCCTCTAAGGACTTGTCGTCAAGGGTGAATTTCTTAGTTACCATTTGCCTCTTGATCCCGCCACTTCTTGTCCCATTCATCAGAACCTAACCGATACTTATCAGCTACCATAAGCTCTTTCTTAAGGGCGGCTATCTCCGCGTCCTTAGACGTTAGGGCTTCGGCGGCTTCCTTAGATGTATCAAATGTATGGGCCGGTAGCCCGCCTGTCCTCAAATCAGTATGGGCGATTTGTTCCAATAGCTCTTTGAGGTCATCCATCATTCATATCTCATAGTCTCTATTTGGGTGGGAGTGGGACACTTAATACCCTTCCACCGAGTTTTAAGCCATTTTAGATGGGCCTTTACATCCCTACGGGTTATACCTTCTAGAACTCTAGTAACTGTCTCCTTAGATACTCCAATGTATCGAGGCCCTCCATTCGGGTTGTGATACCTCTCTATAGGAGACTGACTCCAATCCTTGGTAATTCTGCGGTGTGTTACTAACAAACCTCTGCTCATTTGGGGTCTCTCTTTCAGATACTATTAGGTTGGTGGTACACATGATGGGAATAAATAGAAGGGCAAATGTAAAGACGACATAATTTAGATACTTCACTCTTCTTCTTCTCCACGGTGTGGATAATCTGTTGTATGGCCTCTAGTAATAGCAGAGAGAAAGTCTGATGTAAACTCTACACCATCATCCTCATACACTATTTCTCCATCACTCAATCGCCTGACATTAAAAGGACGTTCCCTTATAGAGGAACTATCTCTATGTCCTATGGCTTCACCATTAAAGTGAGCGGGTGGACCTTCATTTGGATAGGCTGGACCTCTTAAACTCACCTTTGATTTTGGAAGTTTGACTTGCTGTGTATCCACTAATACAATCCGGCGACCAATACGAAAGGACCAAAAATTCTTACCTTTACTATAGTTTCCAAGATTATAATTGTGACTTCGCACTTCCTCTACAGCTTGGTAAGGGCGTCTAGACCAATAATAGGCAGCTCCAAATTCTGTAGCCAACTTCATTAAACGCCTTGTTGAAATTTGATCAGGGGCTTGTATGGTAGTAGACGGTAAAAGTTTGAGTTGTGCAACCTTGGCGTTAGTAAGAATGTTACTCTTTTTTAAGTCAATCAAGGCTCTTTCCTGTTTGTGGATCAATTAATGTAAGTTTTTTATGGGGATCGGTTCCTGTCACCACATGACATTTAATTCCCCAGATTGACTCTCGGAGAATGCAATCCATAGAGATATAGGCATATTTATAGGTGATGTCAGCAGACATCTTTGCCGTCAAATGTTGAATTTCATGTGCCTTCCGATATTTACCCAAGTTCATGCGTAAATACATGGCATCTTCCTTGGACCCACACGGAATAAACACCCCAGCATCGTTGTCTATGGCTCGGTCAAGAGCGTCTTTGTAGTGTGAAGATAGGTTTAGCCGATATGTATTGGGATTAAAGGGCATAGAATCTCCTAAAATTGTCAACGTAAATGTCAAGGGAGCGGTTCACCAACATTGGGGCACTATTAATTTCCAGTACAAAGAATTTACCTGAGTGTGTTTGTACCATATCCACCGCACCAAAGTCAAGTCCGAGGGCTTTGACTGCATCACAGGCCATCTTAGGGGCACCATTATCCCGACTCATTAAGAGAGGATCAACCATAGCATAGATGAACCCATTGGCATGGTTTCTGACCTGCCAATTTACCTCACTGTCAGGGGTGGCGCGGCGGCGGAGCTTCTTTTGGGTATATATGACTGTATAAAGGTCTTCATCCATCCAATATATACTGTAATTAGAGGGCACACGCATAACGTGTAAGCGATACTCATGCTCTTTCTTGATATACTTGGTGTAAAGGGGGCAGGGTGGTAGGTATGGAAGGCCTTCTCCTTCGTCATAGTCACCTGGATTAATAATGTCTAGACCCTCTGCTCTGTGACCATTGACAATGGATCTACAGACTACTGACCTTTCCTCATCCAGTAACCAAACTAAAGCCTCATTCTCATCAGTAGTCCAGGCGGGGGTGCGGATTTCTGCTTCTTTCAGTATCCGAAAGGTTTCTATCTTGTTTACAGCATTGTAGACATTTCCAGGCTTATTTATCCAGGTTAAGGGATGAGTTATAAAAGCTCCAATTGTAGTTCTGGGAACACTAGAAGAACCCCAATTCAATATTTTATCCTCTCGTCTCGGATGGAATGAACATATAGTCCGAGACAGTTTCAGTAATCCCATCGTTCTGGCAAGGTTATCTGCTGTAACCGAAGGGCGGGCGCACCACAATCGTTTTCTCATTTACTTCTCCTAGTAGGGGGATTTCCGAATAACCCCCGAATGAACCCCGAATGGGCCGAATGAGCGACTTTGGCCCCTCCCAACCCCCTCTATATAAATATATATATATTACATTATTATTATGTAGTTTATTATATTAATTAAAGGAGGGGTAGGAGGGTCATATTTCGTTGATTCGGGTCATTCGGGGTTTATTCGGGGTTCATTCGGAAATGCTTTAGGTAGTTAAGAGGTCTTGATAGGCACAACCATTGGCTACTACAGGGTTTTTCACAAATTGTAGTCCAATATTATTATGTAAAAGAGTGGTGCCATTATTAGCGCCACTTAACATAAGAGCATCTGCACTCAAAACAGTGTGATTTTGGGGCTTAACAGAAAATGAAGTGTTTCCATCATCCCTATGTATTTCCCTTCCATCATATTCAGAGACAGGATCAGCAATCCAAATCCATGTAGTTGCGAAAGTATGGCATTTTAACTTGCGCCAACCTGCAGCATGGAATGTTTCCATATTACCATTGATTGACTCTCCCATCATACTATCCCAACATGTCAGGGCAGAAAGGGCTGTGAACTGTGAAGAAGGTATCCCTTCAATGATAAGAGGATTGCTTAAGATAGTGCTAAAATTGTATCGAAAGGTTACATCTTCTAACATAAGGGGACGCTGTACATCAAGAGCTATCATAAAACCGTCTGCATTGATTTCAAAGTAGTTAAGATCATTAGTGACAACTAATTTCATTTAGAGATTCTCCAATTTTGGTGATTTGCTCGGGAACAAAGAAAGGCAGCTACAAACTTTGAAAAGCCTGATCCGACATCCAAAGCGCCTTCGCTGGTATTACTAACAACTGACCAAGTTTCTTCTTTTATATTATGCATTTTGGTCCAAGGGCTTGGAAAATCTTTATTTGGTACAGTAGCAAACAGTACCTCATCTTCATAGTCTTGGTTACCATTAATTTTAGCAATATGGGTTTTAATTCTTATTTTTGCAATTATTTCTGGAAGGGTTTTGAAGTCATCAATGCTCTTCAAGAAAAGGTCTAATTGTAAGAGGAAGTCAGTTTGTTCTTCGATTGAAGCCATTATAAAATCTCCGTTAAAACATTACAAGCCTCTTCAGGGGACTGAGTAACCCAGTCATACAATTCAGATTCTGACATTTCCTTTATTTTATCGAGACCGTCAAGTTTGGACACATCTAATTTATCGTTTGTAGGTACACTACCCATTACGAAGTCAGGATTATTCTTATCTTCTTCCCACATTTTGGCATCCTTAAATGCTTGACCAGTCTCATCAATGTCTTCAAAAGTGAGATCAATAGCTTCATTATCTAGATTAATGTAGCTTTCTATCTCTAGTCTGACGGGGTTATCATTCTTAAAGGAACCCTCATTCATAGCTTTAAGGATGCTTTCAAAGACATCCATAATGACAGGTACTTCTTCTTTACTGAGTGGACCCGCACAATCTGCATAGGTATCATACTGATCATAGTAGTTATTAGCTCTTTCGAAACCATATACATAATTTGAAGAGGTGTAAGAGTTTTTGTTGCGAAAGGAACTGACTCCCGTTGCAGGATCATACTCCAGGCCTGTACCTCTGTGAAGGCTATAAGTGTTGGAAAGAGCCAATCCATCAAACACATCCTTATCATCAAAGTTAGTGTTAAGGAAGGTCTCTTTCTTTCCATCAAGAATAGTTAGACGGTCTTGAATGGCAAGGTTTTCAAGGATATTGAGGAGAACTGTATCTTCCAACAAATCAGGATTGCGGACTAGAATAGGCTTTAGAATGTATTCCACAAAGTGCCATGTGTCGGATTTGGTTACATCGATAGAAGGGGAGGTGATGTAAGGTCCATTGTGCATAAGCCAACAATCTCTGCCATGCTGCTTTTTACTTAGCACCTTGAAGGGATGACAATTAGCTTTGTCAGTGTCTCCTTGGGTATTTAGACGGAAGTGTAGTGCAATAGGTTTTCCAACATACTTCTGATAAGTATTCCAACAGTCTTCCCACTTTTTGGGAAGTATCTTATGGACATGAATCTTTCCCCTACCAACTGGCATCATTACACCAAACCCATCGGGATTGTTTTCGTATGCAGCATGAATTAAATCTTCTTCCACGCCTTTTGACTCTGAATCAACAATGATTAGGCAGATAATATTTCTCCTTCACAACTACTACAGGGGGATTTTAGATTGAACAGTGTAGAGATTGACTTGCTCAGGCCAATATCTAATGATGTGTCTAGCACTACGAGAAACTCTGGGCTTTGGTTTGGCTTTATAGGGTTTGACAACCAATATATACCCGTCATCAATTCTGGCAGGCTTAGATTTCTTCAACATAGACTTACGAACATCAATAGTGTCAAAGTAAGCACTCCATTTTCTATACATAAAGGCATACAGAATGTTGAAGCGGGAATGGTTTTCAGCCTTTTTGAGCCACTTACAGAAGTTCTTGATGTGAAGATGGCGGATACTTGCATCTCTAGTGAACTCTACTGTGGCCTGAACAAACTCCAGGTAACGCATGAACCCTTCATATTTGGTATTGCCCCGAAACATTCTAAACTCTACCGTGGCTTTGTTGGTAAGATTGAACCAGACATAGCGATCACTCCGTGTCCTACCAGTACGAATAGGTTCAAATATGTTGGAATTAGCCTGATGCCGAGCATATTCTGTATCACCGCGCCCAGAAATAGCTGCAATTACCTCAAAGTTCTCGACAGCGTTGAGAAACACCATAATCTTACCGGTTTGAAGTGGAGTAATTGCCGCCCGACTGACATGGACATGAACACCACAAGTACCAGTATTCCACGATGTAAAATTGTCACGAATGAGCGGGTTGTTAAGCAGCTCTTTCCAAGGGCCAACTGCCCCCTTCTTGCCAGCCCCATAACCATACTTATGCCACTCAAAACTAGCGGGAGCAGACACTATCTCGAAACCGTTACTAAGAGTACCATCACCCTTCAGAATACACCAAGTCTTAACATACTCTGCCAATTTTGAGGTGCTTTCGGGGTCTATGTTAGGTTTACGTTCTACCTCTATCTCAACTCCCAGCAAAACAGGATGGTATTGGTCTTTGAGATTGCGTTTTTCTTCACGAGTAGACAAAATGCAGTTTGGTAAGTATCTAAGGGGATTTGCATCATATGCGTAGACACTCTGAGTCTCACTATTTTCGTAATGTTCAGTATCATGCCTTGATACATAGGTTTCTTCATCCTCGTTATAGATATAGTAACTCTCACGACAGGACAAACAAATAGGTTCTTCTACATAGGCCATTTCAAAAGGAGCATTAACAGGCTCCCCACAATTATTGCAGAATGCTACAACTATGAATTCTGAAACCATTGTTATAATTTCGTTGCTTGATATAGAAGTTAATCTACTTATTACAGTAATTTTATCGGCAAACCAACTGTGAGAAATGGGACATTGATCTTCATCTGGAATAAGATCGGTAACTATTATTGTTATCTGGACTTTGTCAGATGGGGATAAGCTAATGGAAGCTGCTAAAATGTTTGCAACTAAGCTTTGTCGATTCACAAGATGTGAAGATGTGGGCATTATTACTCCTTAATCATTAAGCAGAAGTCAACACCATCCCAATCATCGGTGTTGTCAGATTTGAGTTGAGCAAAGGCAGAAGGCTCTTCTGATAAGTCTACAACCGGTTCTAACATCTGATCTTCCTCGGAGAGAGGTTCAAAGTTGTTTGTGCCTTGGTAAACCAAGACAGGTAAGTGGGACTCTTTGGGGAAGCCCCACAACTCACACTCGCGTGAGCCTACTTTGGCGACAGAGATTATGCCGCCTGCCTTTAGATAATCGAACACCTCTTGTGAGCATTCGATTCTTTCTCGGGTTTTGCTGTGTTGGTAAAAGGGCATTAGGGGAGGTCCTCATATCTGTTAGAATCACTGACGAAAGGAACTTCCTTCCAATCAGACCAAACTGTATCATCAGATAGGTTAATTCTGTACCGAAACTGAAGTCGTGGTGCCTTAGTATATAAACTGGCATTAGGTACATCTTGGTACCAACGCATTTCAATCATTTGGGTAGGTCCTTTTCACTCTCAACGTGCTCTGCCCCCCGATCCAATCGGCCAGGGTGCTTAATTTTCCTAGTATATAATTTTTGAGAGGATATTCTCTTATGTCTAAAGAAGGGGTCTTCAAGAGAGTGCGCAAACCTATTGTGACCCTTCATCCTCTTTATCGAACGGTCTCGACTAGGTTTGCGCATCTCTCCCTCCCCTGAATCAGTCGTCTTTGTACGGAATTCGTACTTCGGTACTGGAATGGTTACTTAACGTAACACAGGCAAGAATAGGATTTTCACCTTCTCCGGTATTTTCTAGCTTCCAATGGAGGAGGTTGGGATTTACCATAGAAATGGTTTTGGCATACTCCCTGACTAACTCTCGAACCTTCTTCAAAGGGATTGTGATTGAATGTGTTTGCATTAGAAGGATAACCGAACGGTAAGACCATTACCGGCGACTTTCACTTGCTGATATCGTAGAAGGTCAGCCCAGAATTCCTTTCGGTCGTCCTTGTCATAGGTCTTACCAGTCACATCGGTCACCGACTGGAAACCGGGGGACTTAACGATATTGCCAATAGCAAAACGAGCTTGAGCATGAGAGGGAAGGTTAGACATCTTCATAACAGGTTTCCTTTGTTAAATGATTACTGATTGATCAGAGGTAATATTGGCCTCACGCAGCATATCGGATAGTAAGTATCCCTCTTTCCTTAAAGAGGTAGCAATCTGTCTACCAACTTTCCATGCTTCGGTAATACCCCAATAAGATTTGGAATACTTCCAAGTCCACACAATTCCGCAGTCGAATATAAGCTCAACTACAGGCAGATATTTTTTATCGTCGGTCGTTATTGGTTCGAGGCATCGAATGTTCAGTGTCATATAATTCCTCATAATATTTGACAAGGGTAACATACTCTGGTGTACCCTTGAGTGATCGGCCTCGCTTATGGCCAGTTGATCCCCATCCAGTGTTCGATGCGGAATGAAATCCAGTAACAGTCATACCACGAGGGAATGTGGGGTAATGGACAATGTTGGAGCCCACCCGGGCTGAGTAGCCAAGCTTGAGTGTGTCTTTAAGATTGGTTGTCATTCACACTCACACCCGCAGTAATCACACTCACTACAATATTCGCAGTTTCCCTCATCATAACCACAACCACACATATCATCACACCACTCATCTTCCTCAACATACCTTGCTTTAGGAATATATTCATAACTACTGATAGGGTGATTAGAAAGGTTATTTGCCAAAGCTATGTTTTGCCTTGCAAGAAAGGTCATCAGTTTAGGCTGCTCGATCATACCGAGGATGTAAGCGGCGCAAGTCTTGACAACGGCTTTGATACGTTCCTCTCCCTTTTCGGTGTGATACCCTTCGCCGCCGGGGACACGGAACTCAATCCGAGTTGTTTCATCATGTTGATAGGTGGAGTTGAAGGAAACTGCATTTCTAGCCCAAGGGTGGAGAGTAGAATTGATATGGTCTATTGCCTTTGAGTCAAAGTTGCCTCGCTTTTTGGTTTTGTATAATTTGGAGGCGACTTGATGAGTGATGGAAGGACACCAAGCATGCAAGGAGGGCCGATCCAAATACTGATGAATACCAACTGCAGGGAAGGCCATACCAAGGGTCTGACATCTCTCCTTGTCCCAAAAGTTGTTGAGATTGAATTCATGGCTTGTATGAGTGATATTCACATGGCATGAGGAATTTTGGTGGGTTTTGGCCTCCAGCTTCCTGATACCATCCAAGATCAAGTGTAGGTTCTCTAACGCTTCGGAGGTACTCCACCAATTGGTTACTGCCTCAACAGGCCTGTATCCCACTTCGGCAGGGCCATCTTCGTAGCAGTGATGGATCAGACCGGGCTTAATGGCTTTGAGACGGCCTTCAATTTCATTCACATCAAACTGTTTAGGGACAGCAAACTCACACTCAAATCCCACCTCCACCCTGTCCAGGGCTTCGTCGGTGAAGTATTTAGTGGGGGCATACTCTCGCAGGGTTGTCATTTCATATCTCCTGTCACATCCTTGCCGTGCTTATCAATTACTGTCACCAGATAGACACAAGAGAGTTTATTCTGGTATTTAGCGTGGTTCATGACATCGAACCACTCTGAGAAGTAGTAGGTTACAACCCTACCTTGAATGTGCGAGTGTACTGTGTACATCAATCATTTCCTCAGTAACATCATTGCTGTGATAGTCAAGGATATGAACCTCTTTATACTCAGGCTTACTCTTCATATGATGGTAGAGATTGACAGCACCACCTAAACTGAAAGTGGCCCAGCTGATAGTGCCATATTTGGTGGTGGCCTTTACATATAGGTGCATAACCTATCCTTTTACATAAATAACCTGTTTCAGGGGGTAGATAAATAGATAAATGAAATATAGAGATTAGGGGGAGGCGTTAAAACACACCACGCTCCCCCTATCTCAATAGGTATAGAAATACCAGTCAACAGCAGTGGTTCCCCCAATTATCAGAACATCCTTCATCCGTTCTTCACACCGCACCACTCTATCTTACCTTGTACGCAGTACCGCATGACGGTGAACATCTAAGCGTAGAAGGATACGGAGTGGGTTAATGCTTCACGGGGGCTTGTCCCGAGGGCAACCTACGTCGGTGTGGGGGTCAACCCACTGTATACCTTTCGCGGCCACCTCAGTCAGATATTTGAACTCTGACTTCCGCCCTTCCTTACCCTGAAGGGTGTGTCGGTAGCACATCCGCTTCGCGCTATCCCACAAGCGTGGGGGCTAACTGGTGGGCATCTCAACGCTGACACCTCGTACAAGGCTGGGAAGTCTAGGTCGTGACTACGCAGAGGCCCATTGGAGTTAGCCAACATAGCGTAGTGTCCTTGTGTCTCCAGTGCAGTCCCACAATGTGGGGAGCGTCTAAGCACCGGATAACGAGGCTTCCGAACGACCCGTCTGGCCCAGCGGACAGTGGCGGGTATCGAACTGCCCCAGTGGCGGGGCGAAATTCGATTTTCGATTATGAGCGCGAAATGTGGCAAAATCAAGGCGAAATAAGGTATTTTAAAGATATTTTCAAACGAAATTCGTCAATGATTTCAACGTGCTGCCGCATTTTCGCCGTAATTCAAGATTTTGGCACGTTTCTTGCAATTTTTCTGTAAGCCCTGATCTTGGCTAGGGTACGAGCAGAAGAGTAGGAGCAGAAAAATTTTCTCAGCATCTGGTCAATATGGAGGTGACGTTGGAAGTTGGTGGCTAAGTAGGACGGACTTCTGCTTGAAGATTGATGGCTGGGCTCTTGACGGATTGCTTAGATTAGGGTATAATACAGGATGAGTAAACACAAAGATGCGTTTGAATTCGATAAAGTACTTGACAGTGGTGAGTTGATCTATCACGCTTTGGGTAGGTTACATTTGGCTGGAGGTCATATTGTTCGCTTGTATCTAGCGCCTGATGGCCTAAAGATCATGGTTCCACATGAAGCCATTGGTAAAGGTGTAATTGTTGGTAAGGAATGGAAGGATGGCGAGGTGACGGGCTTGCCCTACCGTGAATGAGTGGAATGAGATTAGTATGGGATGACCCGATTGACCTAATTGAGGTTGGGATTGACTGGCTTGAACACCCTCCGAACGGCGGTGATATGAAGGACAAGTATGCAATGATTGATGGGTGGATTAAGCGGTTGAAAGCAATTAGAGATGACAACAAGGCCATGGAGTCTATTGACATCTTAGTGTAAGAAGGAGTAAGAGTATGTGTCCAGCTTGTTATATTCCGGCGGCTTCGGTGGTGTTAAGTGTGTTTGGTTTCAATGTAGCGGCGTGGATGGCAAGCTACCCAGTCTTAGCCATTGCAGTGTGGGCTGTTAGTGTGTTGGGATTTGGATGGGGAGCGTACCGTCTATACTTGTACTTTAAGGGAAAGAGAAATGAGTAAGAAGGAAGAGATTGAACAGTTGATGTATAATAAGCCGGTAATGGGTGATCGTAAGCCGGTGATAGTTGGTCCAACCATACGTCATACTGAGGACAGCATTACTATTAATGCTCTACCTCCTATAGAATATCTGGAGATTGGGCTAAACTGGCTTGAGTATGCTGAACAACATGGGTGGGCGTTTAAGGATGGGAGAGGAATATTAGTTGATCGTAAGTCTACTATAAAGGCTTGGATCGTTAGATTGCAGAGGCTAATAGCGGATGGCGCGTCCGAAGTGTGGAGATGACACCCAACAGCCCAAGAAAGGGGATGATCTGCCCCCTGAGCCAGCCGAATTGAGTAGGTGGGATGATGAGGGCGGGCTGGTAAGTTGATAGAATGGTTGCAGTTATTTGTGTTGGTGATGATATTTATGCGGCTGGATCGCATTTAGAATGGGTGAATTGGGGAGAATTGGGCAATCACAGGGAAATGTGATGGTTTGAGCCATTTATCACAGGGAAATGGGTGAAATATGGGTGATATTGCCCCATCTCCTCTCTCTTTCCCCTCCAAATCACACTCAAATGACACATAATAGGTTGGTTTCGGGGGGCAGCTGGCATTTAAGGCAGTTGAGTTCAGTTCAGTCCTGTTCCCTCCACTCACGCCCGCCCATCTTCTCCATATGCAGGCCATTCTCCATATTCCAGGGCGATTTGACGTCCGGCGATTTCGTGGTACAATAGGGCATGGTCAACGTTACGTTGAACCGTGACAAGAGCGAGGTCACCATTACCCTGCCTTACAAGGCCGGTGACGATGCCTCAATCTCCGCTTCAGGTAAGTCCCTGATCAGAGCGTCCACTGGTGGAAACCAGCCGGTAGCCCTTGACGGACAGCAAGTCCGGGTGGGTGTCAACATCTTCCAACCGGTAGAGTAGTTGACTCACGGTATCTCAGGCTAGGTACGAGACTGGACGCAGTCACCATGCTAGGCCAGCCTGAGACCCCACCACTCCCTGTCCCCTGTCCCAGTAGCACGCTGGGATGGGGGATTTCTTTTGTCTCCAGTCAGTCCAGTTCAGTTCAGTTCAGTTAGGTCAGTTTAGTTCACTCCACTTGTGTGTGTACGTGCGCGGGTGCGGTCTTCTCTTGCTTTCGCGGGGGCGGTTGCGGTTTCGCGGTTCCATGGTACAATAGGGCATCGGCCACCTTGGGCCGTGACACAGACTAAAGGAACCTTCCCATCATGGAAGTATCTTTGAACCGCGACAAGACCCAAATCACCATTACCCTTCCCTATAAGAATGGGGATGACGCACCCATCTCATCGTCCGGCAAGTCAGTCATCCGCTCCACCACTGCCGGCAATCAGCCCGTGGCCCTAGACGGTAAGCAGGTTCGGGTTGGCGTGAACGTGTTCCAGCCGGTCGAGGCCTAGGGGATGATGGGCCGCGATATCAAGAAGGCCGCACGTATCGCGGCCCAAACCTTCATCCGCCAGGGCTTGGCAAAGCATCCCATTCATAAACTGACCGGCCCCTACCAAGCCTACATTGCGCGCCAAGGCTTGAGCCACTATCGATATGAGAAGGCAAGGCTTGCTGGCAGGGAGGTAGCATAATGCTTTGGTTTATCCTCTGGCTCATGTGAAGGGATACCCCTCGCCTTCGGGCGGGGGGTTTTCTTTTGCCTTGGTCCTGAAAACCAGGAGGGGGCCATATAGGAAGGGGGGGCGGAAAAAAAGGGGGGTAGTGTTCTATTCAGTTTATACGTACAGAACCTATCTGACCAAATTTTCAAATTTTTTTATTTTTTTATTTTTCTCCCCTCTTCTCCCCACCTCTTCTTGCCAAGAGCCGCCCCCTATGGTATAATACTTATATGAAAGTCATGACCGGTGAAATTATCTACAATGAGTGATATGCAAGCC